CGCACAAGCAGCCGCTACTATCACCCCAAGCACCACAACTTGCACCGTTAATGCTTCTACTTTCCAAGTAACAGCAACTGGCGGTTCATACATTTCACCAGCAGTTTCTATGGTTTCTGGTGACTATGGCTGGTTTGGCGCAACAAGCGTTTAAGTTTTAACCCTGTAGTAAACTAGGGATTCCCTCACAAGGGGAGTCCCTTTTTATTTTTAACAACCTAATCCCTTAGGAGAATTAAATGGCTATTGAATCAGATGTCCGCAATGCGGATTCGTTATTAACTGTGCAGTTTTTCCGTAAACCTGTAGAAATCAAGGATGAAACGATTGCACAGGGCAGACCAATATTTAAAGATGCAGATTGGGTCAGAATTATGACTCCTGGCGACCAATTAAACATCATTGAAACCATTGCTCGTGACAACCACAAAGCTCGTTTTCCAGTTCAATGGGCAAAATACCAAAATAAAGTAGGAAATCATGAGGAAGTCGTTGGAACTCCTATTTCCCATTGGCCTTTGGTTAGTATGTCCCAAGCTGAAGAACTCAAAGGCATCAAATTCCACACAGTTGAGTCTGTAGCGAACTGTTCTGACCAGCAAATCCAAAGCATTGGCATGATTGCAGGAATGTCACCCCACGCTTTTAGAGAAAAAGCTAGGGCTTTCTTGAATTTGGCTAAAGATACAGCAGAAATTGACGCAAAAAATGCTGAATTAGCACAACTAAAAGAAGAAAATGCTAAAATCAAGGCAGAAACTGATGCGAAGCTGGCACAAATGCAAGAGCAGATGGCAGCGATACTTGCGGCAGTTGCGGAAAAGAAACCAAGAACTCGCAAACCGAAAGTAGAATCAGAGGCCTAATATGTCAGCAACCATGTTGCAGTTGGTTCAGCAAGTATCTGCCGAACTTAACTTATCAGTACCAACCTATGTAGCTGGAAATCAAAACCAAGATGTTCAACAAATCTTGGCGTTGATGAATGGCGCTGGTTACGATTTACTGAAAGAGTACGATTGGCAAGCCCTAGAAAAAGAATATCGTTTCTATACAAACTTTGTCAATGCGACTGCAACATCAACACAGGGTGGTTATGTTCTAACAAATGTAAGCAATACCACAGGATTAACCACCCAATTCTCTATTACTGGATACAATGTCGCCCAAGATACCTATGTAGTATCAGTAGATTCGCCTACTCAAGTGACAATGAGCCAAGAAGCATCATTATCTGGCACAAATAGCGTGTTATTCGCTCAAACCGAATACACTTTGCCAAGCGATTTTGAGACCATTACAGACCGCACCCATTGGGATAAGACAAAGCATTGGGAAATGCTTGGCCCTGAAGATGCACAGCAATGGCAATGGTTAAAATCTGGTTATATCTCAACTGGCCCTCGTGTTCGTTGGCGTATTTTGGGCGGCACATTCCAAATATGGCCGCCAATGAATACCCAAGAGTATTTAGGCTTTGAATATCGCTCTAACGCATGGGCAGAATCAGCCACAGGAGTGCCACAGCAACAGTTTATTAACGATACCGATACGACTTTTTTTGATAGCCGTATCATGGTGCTATATACCAAGCTCAAATACTTCCAAGTCAAGTCTTTTGACACGACTGCATTGCAAGCAGACTATATGCGCTATCTGTCGATTGCCAAAGCCAACGACAAAGGCGCTCCTAACCTGTCATTTGCGCCAAATCCAAGCAAAGTGCTTATTGGATGGGCTAATATTCCTGATACTGGATATGGCACATAATGGCAAAGGGTCGTACAGCCGTTACTGCTAGTCTTGCAGCGCCTATTGGTGGCTGGAACGCCAGAGATTCGCTGGCAGAAATGCCACCTTTGGATGCTGTTCAGCTTACCAACTTCTTCCCAACTCCTTACGATGTGGAATTGCGTAGGGGTTACACCAAGTTTTCTACAGGAATTACAGGTCAAGTCAATAGTTTGATGACCTATGCAGGGCCAACCAGCCAAACCCTATTTGCTGCCGCAGGAAACAAGATTTATAACGCTTCTACAAGCACAGCCTCTACCTCATTTACTGGAATAACCAGCGATAAGCTACAACACATCAATTTTTCTAACATTGGTGGCGATTATTTGGTTGCTTGTAATGGTTCAGACCCCACAATGGTTTATGACGGTAACGCTTGGTTCACAATGGCAACAACCAGCACCGCACAAACTATTTCAAGCATTACTGAAGGTGGAACAGGAAACCTAACTGCTACAGTTACTACCGCATCTGCACATGGTTTATCGACCAATAATCAAGTCGTTATTTCTGGCGCTACGCCAACACAATATAACGGTGCTTATGTTATTACCGTAACAAGCCCAACGACTTTTACTTACAAAATGGCGACATCGCCAGGCTCTAACGCCTCAGTAGTGGGTTCATATACTGTTTTGGGCATTACTGGCGTAGATTCAAGCACATTTATCAATGTAAACCTATTTAAAAACCGACTGTATTTTGTGCAAGAAAACACATTAAAGGTTTGGTATATGCCTACCAATGCTTTAGGTGGCACAGCGCAAGTATTAGACTTTGGAGGCATTGCACGAAATGGTGGCTACATTCAAGCTATGGGTACTTGGACTCTTGACGCTGGTTACGGTGTCGATGACTTTGCTGTCTTTATTACCAACATGGGTGAGGTTATCGTTTACCAAGGGACTGACCCATCTTCTGCATCTACATGGGCTTTAAAAGGTGTTTGGCAGATTGGTTATGTATTTAACCGTAGATGTATGTTTAAATGGGCTGGCGACCTTCTAATTTTGACTAACGATGGCTTAATGCCATTGACCGCAGAGCTACAATCTAGCCGTCTTGACCCTCGAATTGCCTTAACAGACAAAATATTCCAAGCGGTAGCTACCGCAGCGCAAAACTACAACACCAATTTTGGCTGGCAGATTATGTATTTTGCCAAGCCACAGATGCTTATTCTCAATATCCCATTAGGAACAGGCACACAGCAATATGTAATGCACACCATTACAAAATCATGGGCTAATTTCACGAATATTCCAGCATCATGTTTTGAAATGTATTATGACAACTGCTATTTTGGTGGCCCAGGCTATGTTGGACAATTTTGGAATGGAAATTCTGATAATGGAAATAATATTAATGGAGTAGCCCAACAAGCCTACAATTATTTTGAAGCTAGAGGGCAGTTAAAACGCTTCACAATGGTTCGCCCAATTATTCAGGTAGATAGGGCTATTCCAACGCTTTTATGCGGTATTAGCCTTGATTATGACGCTGCTAATCCTCAAAATACGCTAAGTTTTAACCCTGCGCTTATCAATGATGGTGTTTGGGACACTTCTAAGTGGGATGTTCAAAATTGGGGAGGCTCATTAACAACTTCTAAAAGCTGGCAAGGTGTTACAGGTGTAGGATATGCCGCCAGTTTGACCTTTAATGTGGCATCTCAAGGAATTGAATTCCATTGGGATTCCACAGATTTTGTAATGGAACGAGGTGGCGTACTTTGAGGCGTGTTACTACAGAAAATCAGCAATATATGGGGGATTGGCTGGTTCGGATGATGAATCATCCTCTACCTGTAGATACGGTCTCAATCGGACAAGAAATAGATGGCAATTTGGTCGCTGTAGTGGGTTTTAATGGATTTATGCCAAAAGCGTGTCAAATGCACATTGCAGCAGTAGATGAGGTAAATTGGATGAGTCGTGATTTGTTGTGGGCGGCTTTCGATTATCCCTTTAATAAACTTGGAGTTAGCGTTATACTAGGGCAAGTTTGTGCAGATAATGAATCTGCCCTAAGACTAAACCGACACCTTGGTTTTAAAGTGGTAGCCGAAATCCCCGATGCTCACATGGATGGTGACTTAGTGATTATGGCTATGAGGCGTGAAGATTGTCGATGGCTCGACATCAAATGCCCTTTGAGAACAGCAAAAGGAGAATGATATGGGTGGTGGTGGATTTTTAGGTTTAGGCCCTGCGCCTAGTCCTCCTCCTGCGCCAAACTATGTGGCTGCAGCGCAAGCAACCTCAGCAGGTAACTTGCAAGCGGCTCAAGCTGCCCTTTCTGGTAGTTTAATTAACCAGAATACTCCTTATGGAAGTTTGAATTACAGCCAAACTGGTCAAGACCAATTCGGCAATCCAATGTATACGGCTACAACAAGTCTTTCAGATGTTGGACAACAGCTTTTAAACAATCAAAACAATGCGAGTTTAGGTTTAGGCTCAACCATCAATTCTGCTTTGGGTAATGTGCAGAATACAATGAGTCAGCCGTTTACGCCTAATTTGCCATCAGTAGGTATTAACCCTGGTCAAACTTATCAAAACGCTGAAATGCAAATTCTTCAGCCACAGATTGACCGCCAAAGAAGCCAAACATTGACTCAGTTGGCAAACCAAGGTATTCAACCTGGTTCAGAAGCCTATAACAACGCATTGCAAGACTTGAATAATAGTCAGAATAATTTGTTGGCACAGACCACAACACAAGGTATTGGCGTAGGTTTAAATGCAAACCAACAGGCTTATAACCAAGCCCTTACAAACTACAATATGCCACTCAATACATTAAGCGCATTGCGTACTGGCGCACAAGTGCAAAACCCAACCTTTGTAAACACACCACAACAAGCTACCACTTCTGGCGCAGATATTTTGGGCGCTACAACTGCTGGTTACAACGCTTCTTTAGCTGGTTCTAATGCTCAAAACGCTGCTCAAGCTGGTTTAAATAGCGGATTGTTTGGATTAGGTGGTGCTGGAATTATTGCTGCATCAGATATTCGCATGAAAGAAAACATCAAAGAAATTGGCTGGTTACCTAATGGTTTACCAGTATATGAATACGAATACAAGCCAGAATTTAAAGATGAAGCTGGTCATGGCAAGTTTATTGGCGTTATGGCGCAAGAAGTTGAAGAAGTTATGCCAGAAGCCGTTATTACACGCCCAGATGGCTACAAAATGGTTAATTATGGAGTGCTAAATGGCTAATCCCTATACAAGCATTTATATGCCTTCTGGCTTTTTAAATGACCAAACTGGTTTATCTCCAGTATTTCAAAATATTGGCGCACAACAAGCATTTGAAAATCAACAAATTGCTGCACAAAATCAGTTAGGACAACAAGCATCACAGGCATTTCAAGATAATGGTCAAGCAAGCCCAATGGCTTTGGCTCAGGCTTTGCGTCAGGGTCAAAATCCTCAAAGCCAACAGGGTGGTGTTTATCAAAACAGTATTTCTCCATATATGCCGTTAAATCAACTATCTACGGCTAATACTTATGGAACTGACCCATATTCTCAACAGAGCTTGATGTTAGCCCAACAAGACGCAGGAATGAAATAATGGCTGATACACTAAATTTAGGTAACGCTGGCACATTATCGCCTGAAGCATACGCTCAACAACAGCAAATTAACCGCCAACAACAGTTGGCTAATATGCTTTTGCAAAACAGTCAGCAACAGCCTCAAGGTCAAATGATTTCAGGGCATTATGTTGCGCCTAGCTTTACCCAAAATTTAGTGCCATTAGCTAATGCTTTAGCTGGTCAATATCTTGGTAATAAAGCTGATACACAGGCTGCTGCATTAGCGCAACAATTACGCCAACAAGGTAACGAAGATTTAACTAATGTAATGACTCAATTACAAGGCAGACCAGCATCTAGTCAAGAGTTGGCTGGCCCTGCTTACAATGGTGTTGCACCATCTATTCAGTACTCTTCTGTACAGGCTAATCCACAAGCTGCATTGCAGACCGCATTACAGTCAGAAAGTCCACAAGTTAAAGCGATTGTTCCAGCTTTAATTCAGAATACTTTGCCTAAAACACCTGATAAAGTTCTTGAATATAAACAAGCTGTTCAAGATGGATTTAAAGGCACTTATAACGATTGGGCAACACAAATTACGCCCTATCAAAAAGAAGAACTTAGACTTAGAAATATTGAAGTATCTAATGCAGCTAAAAATGCTGCAATTAGTCCTCAAGAAAATCAATTACGAACTTCATTTCTTAATCAAGCGCAACCACATATTCAAATTAGCCAAGCATACCGCAAGATTGTTAGTGCGCCTGAAACGGCTGCTGGTGATATGTCACGCATATTTGGTTATATGAAAATTCTTGACCCAGGTTCTACTGTTCGTGAAGGCGAGTATGCTTCTGCTGAAAATGCACGAGGAGTTCCAGCTTCTGTTATGGCGCAATACAATCGTGTATTAAACGGTCAAAGATTAACTCCTCAACAGCGCAATGAGTTTACTCAATCTGCTGGTGATTTGGTTAATAGTCAAAAACAACAATTTGCCGATGTTGCTAAGTATTATGGTGATATTTCTGGCAGATATGGAGTAAATCCAGAAAACATTATTTATGACCCATATCAAGGTTTAGAGTTAAAAACTACCCCACCAAAAGCTGCAAAAGCACCAGCAAACGCTAATGAACAATTAAGTATTCCATCAGCAGGTGGATGGTCTGTTAAAACGGTGAAATAATGGCTCAATATATCGTTACAGCTCCTGATGGTAAAGAAATAACTTTAGAAGGCCCTTCTGGAGCTTCTCATGATGATGTTATTGCACAAGCACAAAAACTATACCAACCAAAAGCTAGTGTAGAAGTTACTAGCCCTGAGGGTATGCCTTTAAATACGGCTTTTGGTGAAACTGGAGGTGGAGCTGCTGTAGGTCGCCCACAAGGTATTGACCGAACCAATGTTTTGCCAACCCCAAGACCATTAGAGTCTGCAATGGCTGGAGCTACGAAATCATTTATTGACCCTGCTGTTGCTGCTGCTCAACTAGTAACTAATGGAAATTTAGGCACAAGTCAATTAGCGAAAAGATTGAGTGAACAAGCTGATGTTTATAGCGAAGAAAACCCTGCTTCTTATGGAATTGGTCGTGTAGCTGGTGCAATATTGCCAGCTTCAGCAATGTCTAAAGGAATCGGAATGATTCCTAGTTTTGCTAAATTAAGTCCTTATGTTCAAAGCGCTGCCGTTGGAGCTACTCAAGGTGCTTTAACACCTGAAGAAACTGGCAAAACTGGAGCAGATTTATTAAGACAAGAATTATTAAATACTGGTGTTGGTTCAGCTTTTGGTGGCGTTGCTCCTGTTATTGGAAAAGTTGCCAATACTGTATATGGCGCAGGAAAAGCCGCTTTAGAACCATTTAACCAAGCTGGTAGAAATTTAATTTTAGGTCGTGCATTGCGTCAATTTTCTGGAAATGACGCTGAACAAGCTATTGAAAACCTTAGAAATGCTAAAGAATTAGTACCAGGTTCTTTGCCTACAGTTGGGGAAGCTGCTGGAATACCAAGTTTGGCTGCAATGCAAAGAGCAGCATTAAACTCATCCCCTGAGGCTACTAATGCTTTGGCACAGCGCCAAGCACAGAATATTGCTGCTAGAACAAACGCTTTAGAAAATATTGCATCTCCATCAAGAGTGGCTAAATATGAAAATTTAAGGTCAAAAATTGGTGATGAACTTTACACTCCAGCTTTAAATACAGCAATGGATTTTTCAGAGCTAACACCAGAATTAAAAAAAGATGTTGCTTCTTTAGCTCAAACTCCAGCAATTAAAAGAGCAATGGCTCAAGCCAAAGAAAACGCTTTAAATAAAGGTTATGACATCGGTAATCCTAACGGTTCATTACAAGGCTTGCACGAAACAAAAATGGCATTAGATGAAGAAATTAATGCTGTAAAAGCTAAACTCGAAAGAGATGGCGGTGGTGCAAAGAGCGCTGAATTAGATGGTTTAAATGCAGCCAAAGATAGATTATTA